CTTGAAGTTGTTTTCCTATTTCTTTTCTATTCAAAATCAAACTCAATTTTATCAATATTTACAGAATTGACACTTGCTGATGTGGACAATTCTAGTTGTACAAATTTTGCTTTCTTACCTATACGTATCGATTTGTTATTAATACGAGATGACATTATTGCTGTGGCTGCGGCTCCGGAACCGGCACCTCCGGAGATGGACACGCTTGGAGAAGAAGTGTACCCTTGTCCTGCAGATGTAATCGTAATAGATACCACTTTTCCATCATTAACAACTGCTGTTCCCGTAGCGCCCGTGCCGCCGCCTCCATAAAATGCAACCAAGGGAATTAATATATATCCACTGCCCATCTGTGTAATTGTTACACTGCTAACAAATCCGACGCCTGAAAATTCTATATAGTTCTGTCCAGATGTGTTCTGATTATAAAAACTTGAAGCCGTGGTGGACTTATCTATATATAGCCTTGCTGTGATATCATCAAGTGTGTCATAGCTAATATTTAATTTTTTAATACGTCCATTATTATACATATCTGATATTTTAATATGGCCCGTCTTCATTTCTGTGCCAATGGATTCTGTCGTGCTGGATGGCTCTGTAAGATTTAAAAAATCTGTTATTCCGGTAAGTTCTACAGTTGCAGGTGTGCCCGTTCCTATAGTAAACACAACCGTTGGAGTTGATGTATATCCAGAACCCCCACTATCAACAGCGACTGTTTTCATTGTACCAGTTGGAGCAAGATTAGCTGTGGCTGCTCCTCCACTTCCTCCTCCACCTCCAACAAAAACAATTATTGGTGAAGAAGTATACCCGGAGCCACTATTTGTAATAGTAACAGACAAAACTTTTTCCGACTCAAGAACCACAGTTCCGGTGGCGTCAATACCTCCTCCACCGGTAATTGTAACCGAAGGAATAGACGTATATCCACCACCTGCGCTTGTTATAGTGGCTGATGATACGCCAAATCCTACTGTAGCTGTTGCCGTTGCACCGCTTCCTCCTCCACCGCTGAATACAACCGCTGTATGCGTTGTATATCCACTTCCGGTGGCCCTGTCGTCATCAGTAATAGTGATAGAGTTAACCTCATTTGTATTTTCAGCTATAAACATATTTAAATCTTCATCTATTGCTAATATAGCTGCAGAATTAGTCCCCAAATCAATTTTAGTCCACACAGTCGCACCATTTGTAAGGAATGGGCGTAAATCAAAAGCATATATTGTTGAAACTTTTTTACCAAAGATGCATAACATGCGTTGGTTTTTTACATCATACTTAAAGAAGGAGTCTTCTAAATTGCAATTGGATATACCTGAAAGTTTGGTGTAATAACATAAACATTATCTTTTGCTGCAAAGAACAGTAAATGCTCAACCTCAACAACAGAGTCAGGAGCAACTAAACCTACATTTTTTTCAGCCTCTGTTAAGCTCCATCCCGAAGGGTCAAGTTGTGGGACAGTCAATCTAAAAATTCCACGTTCACCAAAAACCACTAAATCATTATTATAAGCCTTAACCTGCTTTACATCACCACCCTGTGCATCCTTAATTTGGATATAGTTTGCTATGGGTAAAACATCCGGCTGTAGAAATTCACTATAAATAATCCAATCCCTGTGAACCTCCGCATCCCCATCTGGGTCGAGCTTTACATTCCCAACAAAAAGTCTTCCGTTTAAATAATCACCACAGCTATAGTTAACCGTAATTTTATCCTTACCACCTAAAGGATGGGGTGAGCCATCTAGTAAACCCAAATCATAGAAATATAGTTTTACGGTTGTAGATGAAGAAGTATATCTATATCCGTAAGTTAAATCTACTATAGCCGATAGACTCCATATGCCAGAGTTTTGATTTAACTTTATAGCTTTATCAAAATTAGCGTTTACAATTCCATCTGTTGAGCTTGAAATATTAGCGACCCAATTTATTAATTCACCATTCTGCCAATTCCATGAACTATCAAATAACATATTCCTTCCTGCGCATGCATCCGTTATCGTAAAAAACCCAGAACTTGAAGATTGACGCAAAGTACATGTTCCATCCCAAATATTATCATCTGCACTGATATCTGAATCTACATAAGCATATCCATCATACTTATCAGATGCTGATGCTATATCATATACTGTGCCATTTATAACAATTTCAAGATAGGTGGTCGTGGTGCTTGAAAAATCAAAAGTGGGAGAGTAAACAACTCTCGCAATATTTACATTAGTAGATTGAGTTTTCTTATCATCATGTGTTGATTTTGTATTTACAGGAATAGTTTTTATATGATAATAGTATGGTTCAATATTTAGCTCATTATAACTCCTATAAACCTTAATAGCAGTTATTCTTTTGTTAAAATTACCGGTATCTAAATCAAGCTGTAGTTTAATTGCTTTATCTTCATTTGTAATATTTTTATACAGATGAGCATCTTCTAATACTGCTTCCTGGTTACCATCAAATACTGGAACAAACTTATAATAATAATGCCCTACAGCATTTGAACCATCTCCAAATTCTTCTATACTTTTATAATCCCATGTGGACGGGTAGTCAAGTTCAGCATCTGATAAATCAACTGCTGCAGTAGGTGTGTAGTTACCAAGGAAAAACTCTCTATCAATGTACTGCATTAACTGGGCTTTCTTATTCCTGCCATCTGCAAACCGTATTCTTTCATTTATAGGAATAATTTGAGCAGAACCATCAGTAAGAGCACTTGATGTGGCACTCACCGTTGTACCAAAATTTGTAGCGTTTAATCTTAAAATATAATCACTTGATGAGCTATAACCAGCCGCCACCCATTCGGTGGTGTCATTGTCATCATAATTCACCCACTTATATAATCGGGTTATCGCGTAAGAGTCATTTGTTTGGGGGTCACCAACACCACTGCGTTTTACGGCCTTACCGCGCTTATCAATGTCTAAATTCTTAAATTCAACAAACTTACCACTATCTTCAGAATCTGATTGGGTGTCTATTCCCTGCGCAAAGTTTTTAATTTCTAATATGGGCATTATAACACATTGACAACTTGGCTTGGGCCAGAGGACTCTCTATTTGCATGGAGTGCCTTCAGCTTGGTTCTGTTCATCATGTACTTATTATAATACCTATCAGAAGCACTATGTTCTCCCTTATCTTCCAATAATTTTGAGCGTGCAAAATCTACAAGATACTTATGATAAACCTTTGGAATATCCGGTTCTTCGTTTTGAATGGTATCCCACATAAAGTCCACAGAAGCCATTGTGCTTTCATCCTGAACTACAGGGCGGTAGGTATACCACATGGTTAATTTTCCAGAGGAAGCGGCTCCCGGAACTAAATATAAATAATTGCCGTGTATAAAGTACCCCGTTGGGGTGCCCATAACCCACGAATCATCGCTCTTCTTCATGGATTGATACTGCCACTCATTAACAGGTTCTATTTTTTCACCCTTCCACTCTACACGCCCAGTCATCTCAATGAAATCATCAGGCAGAGTAACACCCGAAGAATCCGCGGTTATTGTTTGCGAAGACTCCTTTTCCAGGCAGCGGGTGTGAAGTATTAAATCTTCCTGTGCCTCAATTAAATAGCTCTTGGCCACATTACTAATTACACCAGATTCATCCATTGGAAATGCAACCAGTGTCCTATCCAATAGCTCTCCCCACATCATCAGAGCCTACCTTTCGAGCCAATGCCCTTGGGTGCTTCAGCTCCATATCTACCATTTAATGCATTTATAATATTGCTGGCGCTTGTGTAAGCTGATGCAGCTCTGTCAGATTGTGCATCCATTCTCCATAAAAGAGATTCTGCAAAATCAAGTATTATTTCATGAAGAGATTCATTTAATAAAGATTCACTGCTGGAAGAATCAGTTATATCTGTTGGTTCTTTAAGGTAGCGCACATCTAAACTTTCTGTATCTGTTGGTAATATATAAATTTTTTCATCAAAAATATACGAAACGGGTGTTGTGGATGTTCCTGAAAGTAATGAGTTCTGTGTTTTTGCTACATCGCGTACATCAATCATTGTTGCATAATTACCATCAGATATCATCACAGATATAATACTATTTCTTACGGGTACACTTGATAATTCACTGAATGCTATACTGCCCGATGTGACGGCTTCATCCGCATCTTCAACTTCCAGTTCGGTCAAATAAGCATTATGTATAAGATTTACTACTGTTTTTTGGGCAAGGTTTAGTGATTTAATCTTTGCATCAGAAGAGAATGAACTTTCTTCAGTATCTTCCAAACGAAGTCCGAGCATGTCCACCATTATATCACCAGTCATTTGTTACTCCTTGTAAAGGAAGCCCCTAAATAAATAGGGGCTTCCATATGATTAATACGTTGTTGGTAAATCGTAGATTTTACCCTGCATACGTGGAGCTGAACATGTCAGCGCACCTAACCAGAGCATTTTGGCAACAGCGTAGTCTTTATCAACCGGTTTTGCGAAATCTTCAAAAGCGAAGTTCCGTTTCCGATGATGGCGAAAACCAATGTAGTTCTCGTTCAACATAATCGCACCACCACTAAACTCTGACTCAAGAGCTGAATCCACAACAACCGGTGTTCCCCTATACAGAAGGTTGCTAAAACCTGCATCTGCAAGAGATTTATCAGAAGCGCCGAAACGTTTCTGGTCGGTTAAGGTAGCTTCATATGCATCAAACACAACCTGTGAAACAACAATCAGAGTAGGTGAATCATTATCAATTGACAATGCACCATACTGATTTCGCATCATGGTTTGAATGTAAGCAGCATTTGTGCTGTCGGTAAGATTTGTAAAAGTAACTGATGTACCAGCATCAACTACAGAACCGGCATCCCACCATTCATTTCCGGATGTGGAGCTGTTAATCGCACCAAGTGTTCTATCGTCAGCAATTATGTGCTGTAATCCAATAAAACCATCAACGGAAGCAACTGAACCAGTTACTGACGAACCATCATTATCAGAATATAACTGTGAGCCGAATAAGTCCTTGAGTGCTCTTTCAGCGGACTTCATTTTAGCTTCAATCATATCAATTACCTGTTCTGCACCACTATTAAGCGCTTCCTCTTTACCAGTAATCCGAATTGTAGCATAAGCCTGCACCCATTCATAGGCGGCATCTGCGTATGTATCTGTATCACCAACTGTAAGAGTCGCAGAGTCACTGGACATAAAGCCCTTCTCTGCTGGTTTCGCGTATTCTACAGGTTGTAGAACCTTTTTACCACCGCCAAAAGGGGTGGATTTTCGTAACATACGATGAGTAACTATATTACTATCGTAAATATTGTCTACCAGCTTTGGAACATATAAATCCCGCGTTAAGGCAGACAAGTTGTCGTAGTCATAAGTGCCATAAGAAATAGCCATTATTCCTCCATTCTATTAAAAAGCGTTTTCGCTTTTAATTAACTAACTCGTAATTCTCAAGAGCATATTCCCGGACGGCATTATAGTCCTTCATCTTCGGAATGGTTGTACCGCGCTTTGCGCGTGTGTCACCCTTCTGAACAGGAATCTTCTTTGCTGCTTGAGCTTCTTTTATTGCCTTTTTTGCTTTTATAAACGCGGATTTTTCTGTAGCAGTTGCTGTGGCGATGATGAACGCATCTTCCAGCGATGGAAGGTTACGGTTAATCATTACATCTATCACTTCCTTAACTGCGTCTTCATTGTTCTGCAGTTCGGGATGCAATTTAATCAGATTTTGTATATCTGTCTCTACCTGCAACCTGGTTTCGAGTTCTACAACTCGATTTTCAAGTTCCGTTGGTTCTGCTTTAGGCTCCGATTGCTCGGATTCTGGAACCTTTTCAGGTTCCGCAAAAAGCGGATGTGCATCAGCATCGTCACCGAGATAGTCTCTCACGGCATCGAGCAAATCACTATCATCCCGTAACGCCATCCATTTATCCATTTCAGCTTGGAGAGCTTTGCGTTCAGCGGATACATCCTGTGATTTTTTCGTATTTGATTTTTGCCATTCGCTTCTATTCTCGCTGTCGGTTTTCCAGTTCTCAATATCCTTTAAGGAATACTGTTTACCAGATATTTCAAACACATCCTTGTTCTCTTCCGGCTCGGATTGCTCTTGTAAGAGCTCCTCGCCAGCAGCTACATCAACCTCTTCAGTCTCTGTATGAACCTCGCTGGTAACTTCTGCATCTTGCGATACAGTTGAATCAGTAGATGGTTGCTCAATAATTGAGTCCATCACTTCTTCGGTTATATCTAATTTATAATAAGGGGTATCATAGGTTT